ATGCTGACAGCAATTTTAGAGGTGGAAATTTAATTTTTTATACCGCTGGTCTTGGTGGTGATAAAGGATTAAAAGAAAACGTTAGAATCCAGCATAATGGATTTTTAGGCGTTGGCACTAGTGGCCCAAGCGAAAAAATGCACGTTAATGGTAGTGTTTATATAGAAGGTACTGGTAATTCATTATATTTTGATACAGATGCTTCTGGAAAAAGCATAAGGCAATATGTTGCAAACCTATATGAGTTTCATATATTAAATGCTAGAGGGAATAGCAGTAGGTTTATTTTAGGCAATGGCAGTATATCTTTAGGTACTTCAAACACTCCTTTTTTCTACATAAATACAACAAATGGACACATTGGTATAAATTCAACTTCACCAAGCGCAAGATTAACTGTTGATGGTGTAATAAGGTCAACACAACAATTTGACGCAAATACAAATGGAGGTGCGTTTAGATTTTATGATGGTGCTACTTTTTATGGTGGTTTAGGTATTGGAACTTGGTCTGGTGTAGGTGCATCAAACGATATGACTATCTATTTACCAAGCAGTACTGGCAATAAATTTCACGTTTCAAAGGACTCAACAGCATTTGCTACTTTTGACAGCGCAAACAGAAATTTTAAGGTAGAAAGCACAATAGGTGCTGGAGATGATGTAAGATATGGAATAGCACATTATGACGACACTCCAGTAGCGACTGGGGTTGGTGGTCAAATAGTTTTGGGGTATAAGTACACTTCAGCTGGCAACAGAACAGAAGGTGCTATTATAAAGATGTATAAAGAAAATGGCACAAGCGGTCAATATGGTAGTGGTCTTAAATTTCAAGTTAGAAATAACGGCGCAAGTTTAAGTACAAAACTAACGCTTGACCCAAGCGGAAATCTAACAGCGGTTGGTGATGTTTATGCTTATTCTGATGCCAGAGTAAAAGAAAATGTAGAAACCATTAATAATGCTTTAGATAAAGTAATGTCTATGCGTGGGGTTTCTTACAATAAAACTAACACAGACGACAAGACTAAAAAAATTGGTGTTATTGCACAAGAAATACAAAAAGTATTGCCAGAGGTTGTTCAAGAACAAGCTGATGGTATGTTAGGTGTGTCTTATGGCAACATAGTTGGTGTGTTGATTGAGGCGATTAAAGAACAGAATCAAATTATAGAGGATTTAAAGCAAAGAATTGCTAAATTAGAGGGATAGTATGGCGTACGTTTATAGACACATAAGGCTTGACAAAAACGAACCATTTTATATCGGCATATCGGATAACGATAAATATAGGGCTACCGTAAAAAGATGCAGAAATTTATTGTGGAAACGAATTGTTGCAAAAACAGAATACGAGGTTGAAATACTTATGGACAACATAAGTATGGATGAAGCAAAAGAAAAGGAAAAGGAATTTATAAAATTATACGGGAGGATTGACACAAAAACTGGATGCCTTGCTAATTTAACGGATGGAGGAGAAGGAACAGTCGGTAGAAGATATTCACCAAGTGAGTCGCATAGAAAAAATTTATCAAATTCGCAAAAAGGAAAGAAGATGTCTGAACAAGCTAAAGAAAAAATGTCTAAAGCAAAAAAAACAGCTGTTCTTCAATTTGACCTTGATGGAAATTTTATAAAAGAATGGGAAGGTATTATAGATGCTGCAAAACATTTAAATGGTACTTCAACAAACATAATGCGTTGTTGTAAAGGTAAATTTAAACAAGCGTATGGATATAAATGGGAATACAAACAAATTGACGAACTTAAATCACTTTTAGATGGCAGTACCAAGTAGCGGTGAGATTTCTTTAAGCAGAATATATAGAGAAATACATTTCTGCGAATACGTTGGAACTAACAACGTAGGCGGCTATTATTCTAATTCGTCAGTAACTGGCCCAATTAGTTTGTCTGGTTTAGATTCTGATTCGTCTGTGCGTGCTGCTGAAACAAACAAAGGCGATAGCACAGCACCCTATGGAATGTCAGAATGGTACGAATACAGCGACTGGGAACCAAACACGATTTATTTTAGGGTTGAAATGACAGAAGGTGTTACAGAAAATCCAACATACAGATTTCAGTTTACAACATCATACAATGGAGGCACTACAAGAACAGCATATTTATATCCGACAGACCCTCAAGGTGGCACAGCTACACTAGATGGTACTAAATTATTAGGCCCAGACACTTATGTAAATGTGAGGGTTGATAGGTATGCACCAGATGCAACTGTACAAGATGGCGCAGAGATAACTTGGTTTAGTAGGGTTGACCCTTGCGATTCTGGAACGCTTACACAAGACCAAGCGTTAACATTTACCAATGGTCAAAGCATAATAAATGAAAGTTACTATTATACGAATATAGAACAAGCTGCATATTTTAAAGTGGTTGTAATTGAAGGATAATGGAATATAAAATAAGAATTGATTTCACGGAAAGCAAAGACAAGTCTGGTGAACTTGAAGGTGTTATTTACGTTATTGGGTTTACGTATTTTGCAATGGAAGGCGATACGATTGTTTCAAGCGTGAAAAAAGAAATAAACGTGCCAAAGCCAGACCCAAACAACTTTGTGCCAATAAACAATGTAACTTTGGAAATGCTGGAAAGCTGGACAATGTCAATAATAAATGTAGAACAATTAAAAAGAAAATTAGAATGGCAAATTACAAATGGGTGATTAACGCAGTTGACTGCTACACCACAAAAGATGGATTAGAAAAAGTGGCTTACAATGTACACTGGTCTTATTTCGCAACAGAAGGAGAACACACAGCGTCTATGATTGGTGTTCAGTCAATAGGTTCACCTAACCCAGAGAACTTTGTTGCCTTTGAGGATTTGACAGAGGATGATGTTATCTCTTGGATTTCAGCAGCTATGGATGTGGAACAAATGCAAGCCAACTTAGACAAACAAATTGAAGATCTTGTTGCGCCAAAAGTTGTGACGTTGCAATTAAAAAAACCAGTCATTCAGCCAGTTGAAGAACAAGTTGCTGAAAATGTGACAGATGAACCTATTGTAGAATAATTTTTGTATATTGTAGCGTTAACTTTAAAGCTTTAAAATATGGCAAAAATTACTGAAGAAGAGCTAAAAACTCTTCAGGATCAAGAAAAGGATAAGGGTGCTATTATGCAAGACTTAGCCATTATTGAACTAAAAAAGCATGAGCTATTGCACATGTTTGCTTCAATTCAATCTGCTCAAGAAGAGACCAAGAAAACTCTTGAAGAGAAGTATGGAAAAATCAACGTGGACCTCAAAGATGGTGAATATACCGAGGTTGTTGAAGAAGTACAACAAGAGGAGGCATAGTTAGTTACCTTATTGGTTAACTAGACAAAAGAGGGGTTAGCCCCTCTTTTTTTATATATGAAAAACACAATGGCATTGGACGAGAAAATTTCATTCGTTAGCGGCTATATTCTCACCGCTGCAACAGCGGTATCTATGATGGGTTTATTACAAGCTGCACTTGTTGGTTTATTTGGAGGTTTTTTTGGCCTTATAGGTAAGGAGCTATTTTACTGGGTAAAACGCAAGATGAAGAATGGGTGAGAGTCTGCCAAAGCTAAGTGATGACTCTTCATTGAGTATAAACATCAAATGGCTTATTCAGATTGTCATTGTGGTAGGTGGAGCTGTATTGCTTTATACCAAGCTAGAGAAAAGGATAGCTGACCTGGAGAACGAAACAAAGTCTCTTAGATATAATCAAAACACCTATGTATTTCCAGACATACGAACCTTAGAAGGTGAAATACTTGACTATAAGCTACACAGAGAAAGAATACTAAAAGACTTAGACCAACTAAAGAAAGATAGGTAAGTGCATATTTTGCACAAGAGTAATTAATGATGAAATTTACCATCGTATAAAACATTCAACAATGAGCAGATTAGAAAAGAACTTTAAAGAAGGGATTACGACAACCATATTAGGCTTTATGCTACTAATAGGGAACTTCTACTACTTGACTGAAAAGGATGGTGATACTACTATCTTCTTTGGAACGCTTCTTATCTCACTTGCTTTGTTCTTAGCCCCTGATGATCTAAAGAGCGGCATCAAAGCATTAATAAAGAAGAATCAAGACAAAGAATTGTAATCACATTGTAATTACATTGTTTAATGTTTTATGAAAGTATCTAAACAAGGTCTAGAAATAATAAAGAAGCACGAAGGTTTTAGAAGTAAACCTTATCTATGTCCTGCTGGTGTGCCTACTATTGGCTATGGCAGTACATACTACCCAGACGGTAAGCGAGTTAAAATGACTGATAATGCGATAGACAAAGTCTCAGCAGAGACTTTGCTATACCTGACTTTAAAGAAATTTGAAGATTGTGTTTTAAATGCAGTAAAGTCAAATATAAATCAGAATCAGTTTGACGCACTAGTTAGCTTTACTTACAATCTAGGATGTGGCAACTTAAACAAATCTACATTGCTCAAGAAAGTAAATGTTGACCCATGCGATAGATCCATAGTCAATGAGTTTATGAAATGGAATAAGGCTGGAGGTAAAGTATTAAAAGGTTTAACTACAAGAAGACACGATGAGGCTACTCTTTATTTTACTGATATTTAGTATATCGTCCTGCTCAGTAAAGAAGCAGGTTAATAAAACATCGTCTGTTGAACAGACAAAAATAGCAGAATCAACCAGCATAAAGGAGTCCATAAAGGACTCCGTTATATCTGTAAGTAGCTTATACGAAATAGAAGTAATAGCTAATGACTCATTAAAGCCTATTCAGGTTAATTTAGGAGGCGTTACACAGACTTTCTCTAACGCTAAGAAGATTGTATTAAGAAAAAGAAAAGACTCCGTTATAGAGGCTAAGAATACGTCTATCGTTACGGATATAGATAAAAAGCAATCTACTACGGTAGAGAATAAGCAATCTGAAAAGCAGGTTAAAAGAATAAACTATATGCCACTAGTATGGCTTGGCTTATTTATCTTACTTATATTGCTTGTTAGAAGAGAGGTTAAGTCTTACCTTTAAGCACACTTATCCCTGCAAACGTAGTGCTTTATAAGTCTTCCGACAAAGTGCCTTCGTTTTCACTGCGGCCCTTTGCGATTAAGTGGCTGTCTGAAGACGGTGTAAAGTTACGTTCTTTTTTTGACAATTTCAAGTTGCGTATTAAAAAAGATTTACTTATATTTACCGCATGAGTAAAGAAGATCAGTTTGATACAGAAGGATTATCTGTCTTAAGATGGTCCATGTTTGACAGCCCTGATGTTCGTGGTAGCGGTTATCGCTTTATGGAAAGAGAGCCAGTAGTTGCTTTAGACAGAGCAGCGAAGCGATATGACTTTATACCTAATATAGTTCTTGGATATACATCAAAGACTTATGCTGATAAGATGGGATTATTATCTAACGATAGTCATCGCATTGGTCAAGCCATCAGAATAAGATGTGTAGGTCCCAAGAAGAGAATGAAGCTTGTTCGCTCTTTAATTGAACAAGGCGTAACTAGAATTGCTATTAGCAGAGATGTAGTTTACTTTGATACCGATATGTTAAAATCACCTTCTTTATACCTTTGGTGATCTTGTGTTTTGTTTTCTTTTCGTTTGTTTGTGCGGTAAATGGGGCTTCGGCCCCTTTGCTGTCTAAAATGTTAAAGTTTGTTAAAATTATTGCTTAGATAAAAATAAGTAGTATGTTTGACAAAAATAAACGGATATGCACGAACTATTAACATTTAAACAAGCTAGGATTGATGCCTTGCTATCAGAGCAAGCTAGTCTAAAACAACGCATCAGTGAGCTGGAAACATACTTATTTGAGTTATGTGACCCTAACTGCCCTGAAGATTACAAAAGGGTAGTATTATCAGAAATATATAACAATAATGATTTAACTTAATTGCAAGCATGAAAAACGAAACATTAACATTGCAAGAAAGATTACTAAAGGTGCAGACAGAACTAAAGGCACCTAAAGGACAATTCAATTCTTTTGGTAAGTACAAGTATAGAAACCAAGAGGATATTTTAGAGGCGTTGAAACCCATACTAGGTAAGTACAACGTAAACATGATCATCACAGACAGACTGCAAGAAATTGCAGGTATGGTTTATGTAGAGGCTACGGTAAAGGTATTTGGCGATTCGTCAGAGCCAGTTATTGAAACATCAGGTCAAGCATTCTATGCTGACCGCAAGGGTATGGACCCTGCTCAAAGTACGGGTTCATCTTCATCTTACGCAAGAAAGTATGCCTTGGGTGGTATGTTCTTGATTGATGACACTAAAGACCCTGACTCAACTAATGACCACGACACAAGCCAACCTAAAGCTAAAGGTAAAGAATCTTTGCCATCTAGCGGTGAGAAGTTTGACAAAGCTAAACTATTTGTAAGCCAAGGTGGTTCTATTGAATCTATCAAATCTAAATATACATTATCAAAAGAAGTTGAACAATTATTATTAAACTAAAACTATGAGTGCACTAATTAATTTAAGCTTGAACCTTGACAATTTGGACAAAAGTAAAATCGTTAAGGGCAAAAAAGGAAACTACTACAACTTGACCGTTAGAGTAAATGACGAGGTAAGTCAGTTTGGAGACAATGTATCTGTCTATGATCCGCAGACCGCTGAACAGAGACAAGCAAAATCTCCAAGAAATTACGTTGGAAATGGTAAAGTTACTTGGACTGATGGTAACATCAATTCAGTTGCTAAGGAGGTGGCAACTCAGCAGGCCGCTTCTGATGACATTAACTTACCATTCTAACAACTAAGGTGGCGGGGGAGGAAACTCCCCCTAACTACCTACACAAACGACAAACAAAATGAACATTGAATACGATGAGAAGCAAGTGGAAACGGACTTGGTTTCTCAATACTACTTAGAATCTTGCTTTATTAACCCTAATGAGCATGTATCTCATCCCCCAATAGCCATAAGCTATGGAGAGTATTCTTATAAGACAAAAGACGGATTTTCTAGTTATCCAACACCGATTGGAACTTATGGTAACTTTAGTTTTATTGCGGCACCTCCAAAACATAATAAGACATTTTTAGTTAGCTTATTATCAGCGTCTTATCTTGGAGGCAATGCTCATAGATTTACTGGGAAATTAAAAGGACATAGAGATGGAAAATGTGTTTACCACTTTGACACTGAGCAGGGAAGATTTCACGCACAGAGGACCTTCAGGAGAGTTCTTGATTTGTGTGAATTGGACAACGAGTGCTACCGCACTTACGGACTTAGGGGACTATCGTCTCAAGAGAGACTATTGGCTATAGACTATGCTATCAGAACATCTGATAATTTAGGTCTAGTAATTATAGATGGTATTGCTGACTTGGTCAGCGATGTGAATAATATAGATGAATCAAACAGAGTTGTCCAAAGATTGATGTATTGGACTGAAAAGTATAATTGTCACATAATTACGGTCATCCATAGTAATTGGGGATCTACAAAGCCAACGGGACATTTAGGTTCAGCTTTGCAGAAAAAGTGTGAAACTGAGATACAATTATCAAGAAATGAGTTTGATTTTAGCTTAATTGATGTAAAATGCAAAAATAGTAGAGGAAAATCTTTTGATGACTTTAGTTTTTTTGTAAATTCGGTAGGTTTGCCTGAAGTAGCAAATCAAGATATAGATGTATTAGACTTAATAGGTGGAAATAAAACTAAATATACCAATAAAAGCGGTTCCGCACCAATCAGTAAGGGTTACTAGGTTTGGCAGGACCTATCAGCCCAAAAAGATAGCTGATTACAAGGAGCAGTTAAGGCGAGCCATTGGGGACCAAATCCCTGATGGCTTTGTCGCTTTTAAAGCTGATTCAGAAATTGCTATCGCGATGTTGCATTATGTGTTTGAATATCCCAAATCTTTCCCTAAAAAGAAAAGAGACAACGGAGAGTTACACTATAAGGTAACAAAGCCTGACTTACACGACAACTTAAACAAAGCATTATTTGATGCTATGGAGGGTCTTGTGTGGGAGAGGGATCAAAATGTTGTATCAATGGACAACGTAAAGAAATACTACTCAGACAAAGATTGCATCTTAATACATATCAAATGCTTGAACTCTTAGCAAACAACCACAAGATTTGGCTTAAAATGGTCAGAGGCTTTGGAGCCGATTATGACACAGCCAATGATATAGTTCAATCATTCTATATAAGGATGTACGATTATATAAAGGATGAGAAGCGTATCATGTACAATGATGAAGAGGTCAATACCTTCTTTATGTATGTTGTGCTTAGAAATATGTACAGCACACATTTGAAGTCATCAGGTAGAGTAGTTTGTTTTGAGATTAGAGAAGATGATGCTATTGATGAGGACGAGACTAAGTTCTACTTTGATGAAGCTATGGAAGATGCCTTTGATAAGCTAGTGTCTAAGATAAATGATGAGATGAGAACTTGGCATAGATACGATAGGATCTTATCTGAAAAGTATCTAAAGTCAGATTATAGCTTGAGAGATATTGCAAGTGGGTCAGGCATCAGCCTGACTAGCATATTCAATAGCATGAGAACAAATAAGAGAATACTAAAAGATAAATTCTCAGAAGACTGGGAAGATTTTAAAAATGGAGATTACAACTTAATTTAATTAATATGGAACAGAATGAAAAAAACGAAGCTTACTATTCAAGCTTAGACAAAAGGACTAAAGAGTACAAAGAATGGGTTGCCAAGTTTGAGGAGCAACCTGCTGGACTTGGAGACACTATTGAGCAGATTACTGAGGCTACTGGCATCAAGGCAGCGGTTAAGTTTTTAGCTGGTGAAGATTGCGGATGTGATGAGCGTAAGAAGAGGCTCAATGAAATGTTCCGCTATGGAAAGCCTGAGTGTTTAAAGGAAGATGAGTTTCAATTCTTATCTGAATTTTATGCCCAGCCAAGAAACTTGGTTAGCGGAGAAGATAAGGTTATGCTTATCAAAATTTACAATCGTGTCTTTAGAGCGAATAAAAAGGTTACATCTTGTGGGTCTTGTTTAAAGTCAACTTACGACCAGTTGAAGCAGTATTTTGAATCGTACCAATAGATGAAAACCAAACAAATATCAGATGGTAGATGGGCACATAGTTGGGGAGTAGGCAGAGACATTGAAGATGTCTTCTTAAACCTATTCAAGAGTATGGACATATTGATTGAGAAGTCTTCTCTATCAGATGATAAATATAAGCATATAGATTTCTATACTGGCATGGGTAGTGTAGATGTCAAAGGAAAGCGTAAGCTTGACTCTATATGGCTTGAGACGGTGAATACTAGAGGCTATCATGGTTGGCTTAAAGGCGAAGCTGACTGGATAGCCTTTCACTTTCAGGATCTAAACGTGTTTAAATTATTCAAGAGGGTAGAGCTTTTAGAATTTGTTGAGCAGAATGTTACTGAGAAGACAGAGAACTCTAGAGACTTTCTTAAGTATTACAATAGGTCTAAGTGGGGACAGAAGGATGAGTTGGTCAAAGTTTCTTATGATCACATAAAACATCTATACCATTTGGTAATTTCTTGTTAAAAAACTTGACTTATAAACATTGTTTCAATATATTTGAATAAAAATAAATTATATGAGAAGCAGCGTATTACATTATGAAAATGGCAAGGGCTATGATGTCATTGACTTTGCCGAGCATTATCAACTTTCTTTTACAAGAGGCAACATCATCAAGTATGTTGTTCGGGCTGGAAAGAAGGATGACGAAGTAAAGGATCTAGAGAAGGCTATGGACTACCTCAGACGGGAGATTGAGTTTGTCAGAGCTAGAAGAGATGCCGCAAGGGAAATTGAGTTAAACAATTAATCTTAAAGCTATGCCATTACCTAAGCCAGATAGCATGGAGAATTTGGAAAAATTCATGCAAAGATGTATGTCAGATTCAGTAATGATTAAAGAATTTCCAATGACAGAGCAAAGGCTTGCTGTATGTTCTGTTCAATGGAGAGAAAGCAAGAAGCCATGATAGATCTAGAACCAGACTACAAAAAAGAGTACGAAGAGCTAATTAAGAAATTAGATTTCTTTGCAGAGATGGTTACGCTAGTTGGCGTTATTGGCATCTTCTTATTCTTGGTGAGCATAGTTGTAAGAAACTTCTAGATTCACCAAATAACTATATATTCAGTGATTTAATTCACCAAACTTATGAAAACACCTTGTAGTAATCACGAAATGGATGAACCAACATTTGATGACATAGCGTACTCAGTTAAGCTATGGGCAGAATCAAGAGACCTAATTAAGAAAGAGAATGTTTCTAGGCAGATGCTGAAAGTGATGGAGGAGGTAGGCGAGACTGCCGCATCTATCGCTAGAGGCGACAAGAGGCTTATTAAAGATGGCATTGGAGATTCTTTTGTTACGCTAATTATATTGGCTTGGCAGAACAACATTGATCCAACAGAATGCCTCAGAGCCGCTTGGGAAGAGATTAAAGATAGAAAAGGTAAAACAGAAAACGGAGTTTTTATTAAAGAAGAATAATGATGGAAGAAAGAGATTGGTGGAATTATGGTATCAATCCTATAACGGGACTACCCGCAGAGAACAGAAGCGACAGAATTGCTGAAGAAAAGAAATACCACATGACGTCAGTATCATTTGGAAATAAAATTAAAACAGAATAAATGATTACATTACTAAACGGAGAGAAATGGAAAGAGGCTGATATACTAGCTAAGATGGATGACGATAGTTTTTACTATGGCTATCTAAAAGATAAGGTTCTTAGCAGTTCATCAGCAAAGCCTCTACTTAAGTCTCCAAAGGCTTACTTGGCTAGTTTAAGGCATTCTGAGGATACTCAGCCATTAAGAGACGGTAAGTTGGTCCACATGCACATACTAGAGCCTCATAAGCTAACTGATTTATCTATTGTATCAGGCAACAAAACTAACAAGGCTTATAAAGATGCGGTAGCTAATGGTCTTGAGGTTTACACAGAGTCTGAGGTGAACAATGCTTTTTGGATTGCTAATGCAGTTGCACAGAATAGAGATGCGGCTTACTTGCTGTCAGATTGCGACTATGAGGTTCCCGCTATTAAGATGATAGATGGTATCCCATTTAGAGGCAAGGCTGATGCGATCACTAAAGACAGAAGAACAATCATTGACATCAAGACAACCTCTAGCGATATTTCTGATTTCTCTTACTCAGCAAAGAATTTCAATTATGGGCTTCAGGCTTATCTGTATCTAGAGTTATTTGGGGCTAGTGAGTTTATATTTATCGTGGTGAACAAGATGTCAAAAGATATTGGTATATTTGATTGTAGCGAGTTCTTTTTGTCTAGAGGTGGTTCAGACTTATCTCTTGCGATAGCAAACTACAAAGAGGCTTTTATAAATAACGACAACTCAGAAGATTTTGTTTTAAACTATGTTATCAGAGGAACTTTATAATTACGATGCAGAGGCTTGGCATGGCGTGTCAAACGCCACATACTTAGCAACATTAAACGCTTGGCTTATTTATAATGATTTTAGTTTATATGAAGATGCCTTAATGATACTAGAAGAGCAAGGTCAATACGAGGCTTGCCATGGCATTAAGATGGCAATAGGCTTTATAGAAGACGTAATGGCTCATAGATTTGGAGAGGCTGAAAAAGTTACCGAAAGAGAAGACGAGATAGTGCTTACACACGATGAGCATTCAAGAGTTAGTGATTTGATATTTAAAGACATAATGACCGAAATTTATGAAAAACACATTAATCAGTATAAAAAAAATAATTGAGAAAGAGATTGGCAGAAGGATAGATACTAAGGATAGGTATAGAGATCTTACTTATGCTAGAGCTATATTCTGCAAGTTAGGTAGAGATTTGTATGACCAC